AAGACATCGTGGCCTATCGAGCAAAGGCTCGACTGCTTCAGATCCAGCGTGACTTTGCCGGGGCTGAGAAGTACTACGACGCTGCCGAGAAGCGTGGCGAGCTAACGGCTGACGATCTTGTTAACCGTGGCATCGTCAAAGCTGAGCAGCAGAAGTATGACGAGGGCATCAAAGACTTTGACCGCGCTCTCAAGCTGAAGCCCGATTACTTGCTGGCCTACATTCAGCGAGGGGCATCGCAATGGGAGATGCGTCGATGGCCGGAGGCGCTAGAGAGCTTCCGCGAAGCGAACAAGATCGACCCAACACACGCTAACGCGCAGTGGATACTGGGACTGCTTCTGCTTCAGCAAGGCGAGTTCAAAGAAGGCTGGCCGCTATACGATACGCGATGGCGGAGCGACCGATTCAAGAGCCGCCCGTTGCTGACGCAGAAGCCACAGTGGAACCCAAGCTCCGAGGCTAAATCGGTATTGGTCTGGGGCGAACAAGGCATCGGTGATCAGGTGATCTACGGCTCGCTCCTGACTGCGCTGAAGCAACGGGTCGAGAAGGTCACGGCGATGGTTGATCCGCGCTTGATCAGCATCTTCAGTCGTTCGATGCCGGACATTGAGTTCATGTCGCACATCGACAAAATCCGATCAGACGCCTACGACGCACACATTCCGTTTGCGAGTTTGGGTTCGTGCTTTGTCGAGTCGGTCGATGACATCGCCAAGTATGCTGCGCGTAAATACTTGAAGCCTGATCCGGCACGGGTGAAAGCGATCTGCGACGAGGCTGGCTTCACTGGCAACGATAAGGTCATCGGAGTTTCATGGGTTAGCAGCGCCATCAAGATCGGGCCGCATAAGAGCGTGAACCTTGAGCAGCTCCTGCCGATCCTGCGACTGCCCGGTTATAAGTTCCTGAACCTGCAATACGGGTCCTCAAAGGCAGCGGTCGAGAAGTTCAACGAGGCTTACGGCACGAACATCGTCACGACAAGCGTGGATCTGCTCAAAGACATCGAAGGTCTAGCGGCTGCGTGTGCGGCTTGTGATTTACTCGTTGCCATTAGTAGTAGCACGGTGCATATCGCCGGAGCCATCGGTACGCCTGTCAAATTGATGGATGCCAACAAGCTCTGGTACTGGGGTAACAAAGACGGCGATCACAGCCTTTGGTATCCGAGCGTCAAGATCTACCCGAGGGACAACATGATTGCGCCTTGGGATAACGTCATCGAAAAAGTCAGGAGCGAACTATGACCATCGACAACGTATCGCCTCCGGGTTCATGGAAATCCGAGATGGAGCGGATGCCGTGGAAGTACAGCCAGCAAGCCAAGGTCGAGCAGGCACTTGCGAGCATTCGAAGTGCAGGGCTTCAACTAGAAGCTAATGTCCTTGCACTAGAGATCACCACATTGAAAAGCGAATTGGAGTTACTTCGAAATGTCAGAGGTTAAAAATGCAGTCAGAGAATACTTGGCAAGTATCGGAAGCAGAGGTGGAAGCGCTGCTTCAGGAGATAAGAAGCGAAGATCTAGAGAGCACTATCAGCGCATGGCAAAGCTCAGTCACGCCAAGCGAAAGGCCAAAAAAGCCAAGCGACCCAATAAATCCGAGCCATTACCAGAGGGGTGAGATTGAGTGCATCGACGCCCTGCGAGCCTGTCTGACTCCCGAGGAGTTCCGGGGGTACTGCAAGGGCAGCGCGATGGCCTACCTCTGGCGGCTGGGTCAGAAAGACGCCCCGGAGCAAGAGGCTAGAAAGGCCATCTGGTATATGAATTGGCTTGCAGGAAAAGATCCAAGGGGTTAAAATCCCCCCGTGCTATCTCCTTAGAGACTTGGCCCCGGTGTTGTAGCTCTGCTCCGCCGGGGCATTTTTTTACCTACGCACTCTGTAGATCCGACGGCTGCGACCCGGCCCATCCTTGGTAACGACTTCCTCGACGACATCTCCGGCTTCCAACAGCGTCTGGAGAATCTCGTTACGGTCGCGGGCCTTCATACCCTGCATGGACTTGGCCAACTGAGTACTACTGGCTCCGGCATCCCCCTGCTTGCGGATGAAGTTCAGAACTCGCTTGTGCGAGGCTTCGGTTTCGTTCTCAGCCACTTCGCGCACTAACAAGTCTGCCGTGTAGTTGAACGACCAACGCGCCAGATCATTCGCCATCTTGAAGATTTCAAACGTCACGGTGGGCGATATAGGATCACGCGCTATGGCTTCGATCATCGCGAGCTTAACGGTGATTTCGCTGTAACGCACCCACAGAGCATCATCGCTACGAGACTGGTTCAACTGCCAGTTACGCACCGCATGGTATTCCTCAAATGCCTTGTCTTCCCAATGCACGATCATGGGAACGACGGCACTATTAGGTAACAGCGGCTGATTAGCGAGGTTGCCGATGCCAGCGGGGACTACGTTGTACGAGTCCATCATGTCTTTAACGATGTCTTCTGGCGGCGGCTCTGACACCGGGATTTGTGTTTCCGGGTAGTCCTCAAACGGCGGGATCATCAAGATGCGCGAGAGCGTACCGTTGTCCACCATGTCGTGGTTCAGCGCCGGGATCAGCGTCCTCGGTGTCGTCGTGCCAAAGAAGTTGAAGTTCGGCTGATTGATGTCAAGACGAATCCGGTTAGTCGAGTCGGCATATTCCTGACCGTGATACATACCGCTGCTGCTGGAGTACACCTCAAGCAACGTCTTGATGATGTCGCGCTGATGGCTCGCTGCATTCTTAGCGGTCAGGCTCTGAAGGTACAGACCCATCTCGTCCAGATGACTGATGCGCGAGGGAAAGTCGAACAGCGTTCGTAAGATAGCCACGCCGGAGCTAAAGCGATCACCGCAGATCAGCGGGTGCAACCCTGCTGCATTCATCAGTTCTTTGATGCGCTGACGACTGTGGTCTTTACCGGCACCGGGTTTGGCAACGGCAATCGCAAACAGGTTGCAGCGAGTGTTCAGATGGGCCATGGCATACCGCCGCCCAAAGATCGCGCCAAACATCACCAGAGCATTCGCCAGAGCAAACGTCGGCTGAGGCTGTTGAGCAGTCGCATTGACCCAGCGCACGACCCTGCCAATCAAAGACGGGCTTTGGAACCACTCATGCGGGAAGTTTTCTTGGGTGCTCTTAGGTATCTTCTTAGGTGTTTTAAGCCCCGTTAGATCCACCTTCACCGGCTTGATGGGATTCAGATCCAAGTGTGGCGGGGGAACCCAACCGTTACGTTGCGCGTAATAATATAACGTGCCTGCTCCGATCTTAGATGGCGGGGACTTGCTGTAGTGTTCCCATCGCTGCTGAGTTTCGAGGCCGTTGTACTTACCGGATTCACGTGACCACTGATCGAATATGTGCATGCCCTTGGCTTCAGTCGCGCAGTAGATCGCCATACCGATGCGGTTCCAGTCATCCCACGACAGATCGGGATTCGGAACAAACTTCAGCGCATCTTCTACCGCTGCCAACGTACCTACCAAGCCGTCGTGAGAAGTCTTCGCGTCTTTGTCTGGCATCACCGTGCTAACTAGCCGGGTACGACGCATAGATGGCGGTAATGCCTTGTACGCCTCTTCTGCCGCAGCCAAGACTTGCTCTCGGGTTACAAGCGGCAACGAACTAACAGGCGTCTCATGCGGGCACTCCAGCGGCCACGAATACGGCTTGCCGGTTTCCGGGTGAGTTGCATACGCCACGAATTGCTGACCGATCCCAAGCACTTCAATCGGGTGCAACGAGATCTTGGTGAACGGCTCTTCGGTGCGATAGAGATACAGCGCCTTGGGGGACTTGCCGATACGGATCAGGTCGGTGCGGCCCAACTTCTGCTGGAACACTTCACCCACGGCAATCGCAATGGACTCATCCAGAATGTCGATGTCGATGGCGACGACTTCACCCGTCAAGATACCGATGCCGCATCCCGGCCACTTAGACCACAGATCGACATGCACTTGCTGGGCGTTCATCTCCGTCCAGCGGGCTAACTCTCCCCACTTCTCACCGTCATAACGACCGGGGCGCTTGGTTCCCGGCATAATCGGAATGATGCGATAGCCCGCATCGACGAGCTTCGCGCCGTATTGTTCTACATAGTTCTCAGACATTTTCGATTTGAACCTCGACTCGCTCCTCTCCGTATTTTTTGGAGGCCACGAGTTGTGCTACCGCTGCGTCATCTGCAAAGACAACGCCATTCAGCCCATCCATTACCGCCTTAACGATATTGTCCAGATCCGGACGAGAGATGTGCCACCCCGTTTTCTTTTTGTGTGCAAAGTAAGCCGTGACCGTTACCTTGACCGGCCCTTCAAACATATCCTTGCCGAGCATAGCCACTTGAGCCAATGCCTTGATATTCATTTCGTAGATTTCAGTCTCGCGAGGCGTATACGTCACCACCTTCGAGCCACGACGGGAGAATCTGGGGCGACCCTTTGGCATCGGCTTCCCATGAATGACCATATCAACTACTTGTCCCATGACTCCCCCACGATCTTGTAAATGCGTTCAACAATGCTTGACGGAGTATCCGATTGCCCTTGGATAAACCGTGTCAGGGTATTGCGATGAATGCGTATCTTTTTGGCCGCAGCAGATAGCGTAAGACCTTGTTTACGCAACGCTAATCGTACCCGCTCGCCCTCGCTCATATATGAGTTATAGCGCAGAACTACTTGACCTTTGGTTTTACGCTCAATTACCTTCAACCACTTGGGCGACGGCAATCTGGAACCAGAAGCCCACCGAGTGACCGCAGCGCGGGTACAACCGCACATAGCCGCAAAATCCTCGTGAGTCAAGCGATTCTCTTCCAGCCAGTCTGCAAGAGATACGATTCGTGTTTTCATGGTGACATCTTGCCACCGCTTGCATTCCGTCACAAGGGGGTGTAGATTAAAAACCGTCGGGCAACCGACTGAACGCGAAACTCGAAACTTAAACACTAAACACGGAACACGAAACATGCGAACTGAAACTGAAATTGCCGAGGATTTGTTCAAGGCCAAGCAAGAAGAGCGCGAAGCCGAAGAACGTCGAATCCAGCTTGAAGAAGAACTCGTAGCCGTTCTAGGCAAGCGAGACGAAGGTAGCAAAACTCACACGGTTGGCCAGTACAAGGTTGTCATTACCGGGCGAGTGAATCGGAAGATCGACTGGGAAGCCTTCGATCAACTGTCTCACAAGATCCCTGAAAACCTGTGGCCGGTTAAACGTGCCCTAGATGTGACCGGGGTCAAGTACCTCGCGAACAACGAACCCCAACTGTACAAGGTGCTCGCAAACGCTTTGACGGTTGAGGAAGCCAAAACCACTGTATCTATTGTCATGGGAGCCTAAGAGATGGCCATATCACTTAAAAGCCTAAAGAAGACTGGCGTAGCCCGTCCGCCGCGTATTGTGTTGTACGGAACGCATGGCATTGGTAAATCCACCTTTGCCGCGCAAGCGCCTAATCCTGTGTTCATTCAAACCGAAGAAGGTCTGGATGCGATCAATGTCACGGCATTCCCGCTGTGTCAGTCGTTTGAGGACATGATTGATGCGATTGGGTCGTTGGCCCAAGAAGATCACGACTTCGGAACCGTAGTCATCGACAGCGCCGACTGGGCCGAGCAACTGGTTCACAAGCGCGTAGCCAAGGACAACAACGTGGCTACTATCGACGCTATCGGTTACGGTCGTGGTTACAAAGCGGCTACGGATTACTGGAAGCAGCTTCTGGACGGGTTGGATCACCTCCGCTCGGATAAGAACATGCAAGTGATTCTGCTCGCGCACACTCAGGTCAAGCGATTCGATGACCCGCTGGCTGATCCGTATGACCGTTACCAGTTGGATCTACACCACGGTAGCGCGAGTCTGATTAGCGAATGGTGCGACATTCTCATGTTTGCGAACCAGCAGTACAGCACGGTTAAGAGTGATGTTGGCTTTAACCAAAAGGTCACT